CGCACCGATGAGGTCGTTAATTTCAGTAACTCTTTTCATCTTATTCGCCTTTGGGTTGTGGCCCGGCTTTCGCCGGGCCGATTGTTTCTGACAATGTCAGAGGTTGTTGTCGATCCGAAGGTCAGTCTTCAAGCCGAGCAAACCGGCTTCCAGATCCTCTCCGCCTTTAATGCTGGCTTTGTAACCTTGAACGCGGGTGATGAGTGCATCCAAGTCTTTCAGTATGGCTTCGACCATTTTCACGGCTTTAGCCTGTTCGGCTTTGGCTTTGGCTTCGGCTTGTGTTGCGACCATAACGGCTTTAGCCTGTTCGGCTTCGGCTTTGGCGGCTTCGGCTTTTTCGGCCTCGACCTTTGCCTGTTCGGCTTTGGCTTCGGCTTCGGCTTGTGCCAGTGCCGCAGCTTCGGCTAGAGCCGGGTCCATCTTGGCTTTGGCTTCGGCCGCCTTGGCTTTGAGTGCCGCCGTGTCGGCTTCGCTTTTGGCAATCTTACTATTAGTAACGGCTTGCGCCGCTGCATTACTGGCATTGCCTTTGTTGATTGCGGCCTGAGTCGCAACCTTCTGCGCCTCATTGGCTTCGGCCTGTTCTGGGGTCAGTTCGGGAGCGGGCTGGACAATCACGGCAGGCGGGTATGCACGTTCGACGGTACGCTTGACGTATTGCGACACTTTATCCTGAGCGGCTTTTCGCGCTTTTTTGTCCGTCACCTTGTCGGCTTCGAGACAGAGGATATCGCGCTCGACCTTCGGCAGCGCCGAAATAATCCATTCGGTCACTAGCGGCTTGTTCATCAGGCCCTCGGTCGGCCATGCGGCTTTGACGGCTTCAGCCACCTTAGTCCACATTCCATAGACTTTCTCAGTGCCCTCAACCGCCTTGATAACAGCAACACGGACGGCTTCGACGGCTTTGGGATCAATGGCGATATACAGGTTTGCAAGTGTAGACATGATGCTTTATGTTCCTTTAAGTAATCTGACATTGTCAGAATGGGCCGAGACGGGATGCCTCGGCATGGGATATATAGCAGGGACTGTGCCAGCTCCGCTAAGTCATTGATTTATATTAACTTTCTAAATAACAGTATAGCACAGAACCCACCTAGTGTAAAGAAAACCGACACTAAACTGACCCTGTTTTAGCTAAGTCATTGATTTATAAGGGATTCGCAGTGTAAAGAAATCCGACACTAGCAATGCCCGCAAACCACGCAAATACGTTTAAGTCATTGATTCATAAGGGAAAAATCGTGTAAAGAAATCCGACATATCCTGATGGGCTAATCCTTTCGAGCCTAGTCCGTCCGGGGCTCCTACCCGACCCCACCCCCCTAAATTGGCGATGGGACTCCGCCCCCCCACACCCCCTTGTGTTCCACCCGTAATTACCATTTTTAAAAAGCTCAGTATACTGAAAAGGCCCCCCTATCGAATAAAACGGGCCTCTAAAAAATAGCATATAAAAATTTCTGAAAGTTCAGGTATACTCGCGCCATCTCGGTTTACCGATGCGGTTACTAATATGTATATGCCCCCGATTGAATCGGACGTTCCCCTCGATGATAAGGCAGAAGTCACTCTGCCTAGAATGGATGAGCGGGAAGAGTTAGAGGTTCGTGCTAGGACTATTCAACTGATTGCAGACTTGACCGGTGAACCTGCGGTTCCGGAAGAGTTCCATATGCACCAAGCACGGCAGATTATTAAGTCCAAGGATCTGCGTAATCTCTCTGAACTGCCAAACGAAACAACCCTATATCTGCGGGAGCTAGTATCCCGTTACGATTACGAAGTCGTCAGAAACCTAGCCGACTTAAAGACCTACACCACCCACAAGCTGCTTGAGCTTACAAACGACGCGAACCCTAAGATTCAACTGGGTGCGCTAAAACTGCTGGGTGAGATCGACGGTATCGATGCTTTTAAGAAGCGCACAGAGATTACTGTGCAACAAAAGTCTACTGAAGATATAGAACGCGAGCTTATGGAAAAGCTCGATAAGTACACCATCGACATGGAAGAAGTCGAGATCGAAGATATAGATGCTGAACCAAGCGCAGATTAACGCCTTAAAGACCCGCTTACCAACGATGACCCCGACTGAGAAGTATCGGGTGCTTGAGCTATTGGAAGAGTTTGAAAAGCGTAAAAGATTGGGGCAAGCACAGACCGACTTCTCGGCGTTTATCAAGCACGTTTACCCTAATTACAAGTTCGGTGCCCATCATAAGAAGCTGATCTCGCTGTTTGAAGCGATTGCTCGCGGCGAGAAGAAACGGATTATCGTCAACATTGCCCCCCGGCACGGGAAATCGGAGCTTATTAGCTACCTTGCACCTGCTTGGTTTTTAGGCAAATTCCCCGACAAGAAGATCATTATGACCTCCCACACTGCTGATCTGGCGGTGGACTTCGGTCGTCGGGTGCGAAATCTTGTCAGTGAGGATGCTTATAAACAAGTATTCCAAGACGTAACGCTGCAACAGGACTCAAAGTCTGCGGCCCGGTGGGGTACTAATAAGAAGGGCGAGTATTTCGCTATCGGTGTGGGTGGTGCGCTGGCAGGGCGAGGCGGTGACCTAATCCTTGTGGATGACCCTCACTCAGAGCAAGAAGCCAAGACCGGTAGACCAGAGATATTTAAGCCTGTCTGGGAATGGTTTCAGTCCGGCCCCTTGCAACGTCTGATGCCGGGTGGGGCAATTATTATCGTGATGACACGATGGAGCAAGCTGGACTTGACTGGTCAGATTATTGACCACATGGCTAAAAACCCGGACGGCGATCAGTGGGAGATTGTTGAACTCCCGGCTATTCTTAATGAGGGCGAAGAAGATGAGAAGTCTCTTTGGCCTGAGTTCTGGCCGCTGGAGGAGTTAAAAGCCAAGAAGATTGCGATGGACTCGCGATACTGGCAGTCCCAGTATATGCAGAACCCCACCTCGGAAGAGGGCGCGATCATCAAGCGCGAGTGGTGGAATATATGGGAGGAAGAAAAACCTCCACCTTGCGACTTTACGATTATGTCGCTGGACGCTGCACAAGAAACCAACAACCGTGCTGACTATAATGCGCTCACAACTTGGGGCGTGTTTACCAATGAAGAAACCGGCGTCAAGAACATCATCCTGCTCAACAGCATAAAAGAGCGTCTGGAGTTTCCGGAGCTTAAAAAGCTGGTGCTTGCTGAGTATAAAGAGTGGGAACCTGATACATTTATTGTTGAGAAAAAGTCCAACGGCGCGGCTCTATATCAGGAGCTTCGTTCTATGGGTGTGCCGGTAAGCGAATTTACGCCGAGTAAAGGTCAGGATAAGGTCACTCGTGCTAATGCCGTGGCTGATATTTTCTCATCTGGAATGGTATGGGCACCTGATACCCGCTGGGCGCGAGAAGTCGTTGAAGAAGTTGCGTCATTCCCGTTCGGTAAGAACGATGACTTGGTGGACAGCACAACACAGGCTTTAATGCGGTTCCGAAAAGCGGGTTTTCTTACCCTACCCAGCGATGAGCCAGAAGAAGTACAGATGTTTAGAAATAAACGGCGCGGCAGTTTTTACTAATTAGGGATCAAAAATGGCTACGAATATTGACAAATCCTTCTACCAAGCCCCGCTCGGCCTAGAAGAAGACGCGCAAACTCCGCTGGATATCGAGATTATTAACCCGGAGATGGTGACTCTGGATGACGGATCGGTTGAAATTACGATCACTCCGGGCGAAGAAGATATGGATGAAGGTGGTTTTAGCGAAAACCTTGCTGAAAAACTAGAAGATGGCGTGCTATCAACGATATCCAGTGAGCTTTTGGCCCTTTTTGATGCAGACGTTAATTCCCGCAAAGAGTGGGTTGATGCCTATATCGACGGTATTGAGCTTCTGGGGCTTAAATATGAAGAGCGAACTGAGCCTTGGGAGGGTGCCTGTGGGGTATTCCACCCACTGCTGAACGAAGCCGCCATTAAGTTCCAGTCAGAAGCAATTATGGAGACTTTCCCCGCTGCGGGGCCGGTAAAAACGCAGATTCTGGGCAAAGTTACACGGGAAAAAGAAGAAGCCGCAGCCCGTGTGCGCGATGAAATGAACTACCAGCTTACCGAAGAGATGACGGAGTACCGTCCGGAGCATGAACGGATGCTCTATTCGCTGGGTCTGTCGGGTTCGGCGTTCAAGAAAGTCTATTTTGACCCGTCGCTTGGTCGGCAAGTGGCGATGTATATCCCAGCCGAAGACGTTGTTGTGCCATACGGTGCGTCAAACATTGAGAGCGCAGAGCGTGTAACACACGTTATGCGTAAGACCGAGAATGAGATCAAAAAGCTGCAAGTAAGTGGGTTCTACAAGGATGTTGATCTTGGTGAGCCACAGAAAATGCTTGAAGATATCGAGAAACGTAAAGCGCAAGAGCAGGGCTATAGCGCCAGCGAAGATGATCGGTATCGCATCCTTGAGATGCACGTAAATCTGGACCTGAAAGGCTACGAAGATAAGGATGAGGACGGTGACAAAACCGAGATCGCTCTGCCTTATGTAGTCACTATCGAGAAGGGTACCGGCAAGGTTCTGTCCGTGCGGCGTAACTACCTTGAAGATGACGAAAAGAAGCTCAAACGCCAGCACTTCGTTCATTACGTCTATGTCCCCGGCTTTGGGTTCTACGGCCTTGGGCTGATTCATATTGTTGGTGGCTACGCCCGTGCGGGTACGTCGATTATTCGCCAGCTTGTTGATGCGGGAACCCTAAGTAACTTACCCGGTGGCTTAAAGACTCGTGGCTTGCGGGTCAAGGGTGATGAGACGCCCATTGGGCCGGGTGAATTCAGGGATGTGGATGTGCCCAGTGGCACCGTCAGGGACAACATTATGATGTTGCCCTACAAAGAACCGAGTCAGGTGTTGCAGGTACTTCTGGGCAGTATCATCGAAGATGGGCGACGTTTGGCGTCTATTGCTGATCTGCAAATCTCGGATATGTCGGCGCAGGCACCGGTCGGTACGACGTTGGCGATTCTTGAGCGGATGCTCAAAGTTATGTCGGCTGTACAGGCTCGGGTTCACTTTGCACTGAAGCAGGAACTGAAACTTCTCAAGGGTGTTGTCCGTGACTTTTGTTCGGATAAATACAGCTACGAAGTTGATGGTGATAAGGGCCGGGGGATCAAAAAAGAAGATTTTGAATATGTGGAAATCATCCCCGTCAGTGACCCTAATGCTGCAACGATGGGGCAGAGAATTGTTCAGTATCAGGCTGTAATGCAGCTTGCGCAGGGCGCTCCCCAAATCTATGACTTGCCCTTGCTGCACCGTCAAATGATCGAGATTCTGGGCATTAAGAACGCTAATAAATTGGTGCCGATGGAGGAAGACCAGAAGCCCAAAGACCCGGTTAGCGAGAATATGTTCATGCTTAAGGGCAAGCCCGCCAAGGCGTTCCTGTACCAAGACCACGACGCTCATATCGCGGTCCACGACTCGCTGATTCAAGATCCGATGGTGCAGCAGCAGATGCAGCAAAACCCTGCGGCGCAACAAATTATGGGGTCAATTCAAGCTCATATCATGGAGCATTTTGCTTATAAGTATCGCAAGGATATTGAAGAGCAACTTGGCGTTTCCCTGCCCCCGATGGATGAAGAAGGTGATAAGCCGCTCTCGCCTGAAGAAGAAGTTAATGTTTCCAGATTCTCGGCTATGGCAGCTAAACAACTTCTCCAGACGCACGTAGCTGCACAACAGCAACAACAGGCTCAACAGATGGCTCAAGACCCGCTTATCCAGATGCAGCAGCAAGAGCTTCAACTCAAAGCACAGGACGGGCAACGCAAGATGATGGAGAGTCAGGCAAAGATGCAGCTTGACCAACAGAAGCTCGCGTTGGAGAACAAGAAGATCGCTGTGGATGTGATGAAAGAGTCGCAGCGCACGCAGTCGCAAGAGAAGCAGAACAACGTCCGGACAATCATGGACGCGCTTAAAAACAAACCGGAAGGTAAAAAAGAATGAACGAAAAGATTCTGTCTCACCTCCTTGCGGAATTTCAGGAGGAAATCGACGGTAATACAAATGCACTACGTCAGGGGGCAGCAAAAGATTTCGCGGAATACAAGCATTTGTGCGGGGTAATTCAGGGGCTAAGCCTTGCACAATCCATCGTTAAAGCCCTTGCGGATAAATTGGAGAATTTTGATGAGTGAAGAGAAAACCGCAGTTACTCAACTACCCGAACCTAAAGGGTGGAAGATCCTGTGTGCAGTTCCTGAAGTCGAGGATAAGTATGAGTCGGGGATTCTGAAGGCTGATTCTTCTGTGCGTATCGAAGAACACAGCACGGTGGTGCTTTTTGTTATCAAGCTGGGCGACATGGCCTACAAAGATACTGAGAAGTTTCCTACCGGCGCATGGTGTAAGGAAGGCGATTTTGTGCTGACCCGCGCCTATGCAGGTACCCGGATCAAGATCCACGGTCGGGAATTCCGTTTGATTAACGATGATGCTGTCGAGGGGACTGTTGACGATCCTCGCGGTATCAGTCGCGCTGGTTAAGGAGCAATAGATGGAAGAGCAAACTGAATTTGAGTTTCCTGATGAATTGGAAGCTAAAGCCGCCGCTGCACTTGAAAAGGAAGTCAGTGATGAGGTTGAACTTGAAGTTGTAGACGACACCCCTGAGAAGGATCGGGGCCGGGAGCCTAGCGAGCCGCCTTCGGAAGTTACTGAGGAAGAGCTTGAGAAATACTCGGAGTCGGTACAGAAACGGATCAAACACATTACCAAGGGCTACCACGACGAACGACGAGCTAAAGAAGCTGCGGCTCGTGAGCGCGAGGAAGCTGTCAGATTCGCTCAGCAAATCTTTGAGGAGAATAAACGCCTTAAAGGGCTGGCAAATGAGTCGGTTAAATCGGCCGTTGAATCAGAAAAACAGGTCGCAGAAGCCGAATTGGACCGTGCAAGGGCTAAGTTCAAGAAGGCTTATGAGGACGGTGATGCCGATACTCTCACTGCCGCCCAAGAGGAAATGGCTGACGCAAAGATTAAAATCGACCGCGTTAATAGCCGAAAGTTAAATACCGCTTTACAAGAAGAAAACAATCCGGTATATAATCAGGACATTACCCCCCCGGCTCCTAAACCGGACCAAAAGGCTGTCGCTTGGCGCGATAAAAACCAATGGTTCGGACGGGACGAAGAAATGACCAGCTTCGCGCTGGGGGTGCATGAAAGATTGGTCAAACAGGGTGTTGATACTTCATCTGATGATTACTACGAAAAGCTGAACGGTCGAATCCGCCAAGTGTTTCCAGAAGCCTTCAGAACCGAAGTAGAAGAGGAAAAGCCCAAAAAGGCTAAACCCTCAAATGTAGTGGCCCCCGCAACGCGAAGCACCGCGCCTAAAAAGATCGTGCTGACGCAAACGCAGGTTGCCCTTGCAAAACGGCTCGGAGTCCCGCTTGAACTCTATGCGAAGAAAGTTGCAGAAGAAATGAGGAAAGAAAATGGCTGAGAATCGTACTGACCGTGAAGTTGCTAACCGCGATGCGAATACTCGTGAGAAAAGCGTTCGTCAATGGGCACCTGCCGCTCTCCTTCCTGATCCTAAACCGCAACCGGGCTGGGTTTTTCGCTGGGTCCGCACTAGTATTCTCGGGCAGAATGATCTGACTAATATGTCGGGCAAGATGCGTGAGGGCTGGGAACCGGTAAAAGGTGAAGATCACCCTGAATTGATGCTTGAAACCAATAAAGCAGGCAATGTCGAAGTTGGTGGGTTGATCCTCTGCAAAGCTCCTAAAGAGTTGATGGATCAACGCGATGCTTACTACGCCAGACAGACTAAGGCCCAGATGGATTCGGTCAATAACACGTTGATGCGTGATAACGACCCGCGTATGCCGCTCTTTAAAGAGCATAAATCCGAAGTGAGCCGTAGCCGGTTTGGCACTGGAAACTCTAATCTTTAATATGGAGGCCTAAATGGCTATTACCGCTTCTCCTTACGGACTGCGCCCGATCAATTTGGTCGGTGGCCGTCCCAACCCCGGCGGCGCGATGCGTGAAGTCTCGATGACTGTGAATAGCGCATCTGCTATTTACACCGGCGACGTCATTCTGATCGGCGCTTCTTCGGCTGGTCAGCCTACCGCTGCCGGTGCCACTGTTACCACCTCGACCGGTGGCGTTCTGGGTGTGTGCGTTGGCGTGAGCTACGTTGACCCGATCCTGAAGTATGTTGTTCACGGCCAGTACCTGCCCGCCAACGCGGTCACGAGCGGCTACACCAACATCATCATCAAAGTGAACGATGATCCGCAGCAGTTGTATCAGATCCAAGCCGCTGGCTCGGTTGCCGCGACCACTCGGGGTTATCAGGCTGCGATTGAGAACTTTGGCGGCAGTGCTACTACCGGTCTCTCGTCCGTTCGTGCTGTTGCTCCCGCTCGCACCGCTACGTTGGCCCTGCGTGTCGTTGATTTCGTGGATGCTGGCTCGAATTTCACCGACCTGATCGTGAAGTTCAACACCGGTGTGCAGATGTACGACGCCACCACCGTTACCGCAGCATAAGGGGATAAATCATGGCAATTTCTCGCAGTCAACTACTCAAGGAACTTCTTCCCGGCCTGAACGCCCTGTTCGGTCTGGAGTACGCTCGTTACGGTGAACAGCATAAAGAAATTTATGAAATCGAAACCTCCGAGCGTTCTTTTGAAGAAGAGGTCAAACTCGCTGGCTTTGGTCAGGCTCCGGTGAAAACCGAGGGTTCGGCAATTCAGTACGACACGGCTCAGGAAGCATTTGTTTCGCGCTACACCCATGAAACGATTGCGCTTGGCTTCTCGATCACTGAGGAAGCGTTTGAAGATAACCTGTACGACTCGCTGTCGGCTCGTTATACCAAGTCGCTTGCTCGTGGTATGGCATACACCAAGCAGGTCAAAGCAGCCGCAATCCTGAACAACGGATTCAACAGCGCATTCGCCTTTGGTGACGGCGCTTCTCTGTTCGCTGGTACTTCGGCCTCCACCGGTCACCCGCTGGTTAGTGGTGGTTGGAATCAGAATCGTCCGTTCACCGCTGTCGATCTGAACGAAACCTCGCTTGAGGCGGCTGTTATCCAGATCGCTGCTTGGACCGATGAGCGTGGTCTGCTGATCGCTGCTAAACCGCGCAAGTTGATTATCCCGCCCGCACTGATGTTTGTTGCTAAGCGTCTGCTGGAAACTGAGCTTCGTGTTGGCACAACCGATAACGATATCAACGCGCTGAAATCAATGGGTTCGATTCCGGAAGGTTATGTGGTTAATAACTTCCTGACCGATAACAACGCTTTCTTCCTGTTGACCGACGTTCCGAATGGTCTGAAGCACTTTGTTCGCACGCCGATGGCTACCGGACAAGATGGTGACTTCGATACCGGGAATATGCGCTTTAAGGCCCGCGAGCGTTATTGCTTCGGAGTCTCGGACCCGCTCGGTGCTTGGGGTTCGTCCGGTTCGACCTAAAAAGATTGGGAGTTTCCCGGTCGGAAAGGGGGCTTCGGCCCCTTTTCTTTTTGTGCGCAGCGTGTTACTTTTTATGTTCAGTAAGGTAGAGGTGACTGGCCTGCCACTAGGGCTTCTTCGGAAGCCCTTTTCTTTTTATTCTTTATATGCTATGTTCCGATTATCCAAGAACACCTGCTTATCGACTGGCTTGGCAGACTCCTCCCTGAGACGATAGGCGCACATAAGGGAATTATTATGTCTTTCGCTACCTTTTCAGGTCCGGTTCGCACGGGCACCGTTCGTTATGGCGCGGCTGAAAATACTGGTCTGGCAGTTCTTGTTCGCACTGCATACGTGAATCTATCTGCTGTTGCTCTGGTTACCTCCCCCGTTGCCCAAGCTCTCTTTACGTTGCCCGCTGGCTCCAAGATCCTGAACTTCGTTACTGAGGTTTTGGTCGCGCCCACCGGTGCAACTCAAGTTGCTGTGACAATTGGAAAGTCCGGTTCGGCTGCTGAGTTTGCCGCTTCGTTTAACACCGGCGTTTCTGTTGCACGAGTTACTCAGGCCACTATGGACACCGCCATCTCCGGCAAGGTTGTCGCCCTGAATAACATTGGTACGTCGGATGTGCCGGTTACCGCTACGTTCACGGCGACTACCGCTGACGCGACTGCGGGACAGATCGCTATCACGGTTGTCTACCAGCAACGTGCTGATGACGGCGCACAAATCCCCGCTGCGACTGCTGCCTAAGTAGCTCTGGGGCTTCGGCCCCTTTTTGATATTTAAGGACTAAATATGTCTGGGTTTGCACCTCTATACGATAGCGATACAGGTCGCGCATCTGCTTGGAAAGCCACAGATGATGCAGCCCACGTTGTTGTCGAGAACATCACCAACAAGTTTCGTGAGGCTTTTGAAACTTACACGCCCGGTGTAAATTGGGACCAGACGCTCGGCAGTGGTGACCTAGTGTATGTGGATGGCAATGCTGCCGCCGCTTCGTATCTGGTCATCAGCAAGTCGCCATTGGTAGCTGGTACTGAAACAACTGTCACTTGCCAGCAAAACACTGGAATGCCGGTTGAGGTGGCTGTCGGTATGTCTATGTCGCAGCGCACGCTGGGGCAAGATTTTTCAACAGAGATTGTTGATACCGGCGCTCTGCTGGCTGATGTTCCTGATCTGGCAATTTCGTCTATCACGCAGACCACTACGACCTTGACGGTTGACACGGTGCTGCCTCACGGGCTGAGTGTTGGTAAGGCAGTCGGCATCTACGGTTGTTCAAACCCGGTTGCAAACTATCCTTCGCTGGTGGTTGCGACTACGCCGACCCCGAACCAGTTTACGGTGACCGCCGGCCCCGGTGGCACGATTGCTTCCCAAAACATCACCAACCCCGTTGGCGCAAAAGGGTTTGTTTATTTACGTCAACGCCTTGGTCGCGCTGAAGATGGAACCTCACTGATTTTTGAGCAGCCTACGGCCACTCAGGCGTCTCTGTACACGCGCTCGGAATCTGGTGATGTTTATCCATCCGGCACGATTGCGGGTAGCCACTCTATCACTGTTGGCACTTCGGCGTCAGTGCAAGCGGTTGCGGCTGCTTTTACTTACGCTTTTATCCCCACCACTGAGTACAAACTGGTCCAACAAGCTGATCGGCTTCAGTGGTCTGATGTGGCGATTGACTCCGTTGCAGGTACTACCAATCGGTTGATTCGGACAAGCGTTATTCCCAATCCCGCTAAGAAATATCAACTGCGCTTTCGGGCGACTAACAACAAAGCATTGACCGTTCCGGTTGGTCAGATTGTTAGTGTTAGCAAGGCGGGTTCAACCACAGCTACGTTTGTGATGGATCGGGCGCATGGTCTGACTACCACAGATGTGATTGTGGCTTACGGGGTTCGGAACCAAACCGACTTTCCCAACCTGACCACAGCAATTGCGGTGGCGTCCATTGTCAGCCCGACATC